CATTCGTGCGAGATTTTTTCCCAATGGAGCGGGAATTTTGGAGGTATTGAAAATGGCCAACAAGAAAAGCGTCGGTCCGGCAGGGCCGGGCGAGGTAAAAGCGGCGTGGTTTATGCCGGAACAGATGGTGCGCGTGCCGATCGGGGAGCTGGTGCCCTATGCGCGAAATGCGAGGACACACAGCGAGAGCCAGATCGCCCAGATCAGAGCGAGCCTGCGGGAGTTTGGCTTTGTCAATCCGGTAATCATCGACAGCGACCGGAATATCATCGCCGGACACGGGCGCGTGCTGGCGGCCAAGGCCGAGGGCATGACCGAGGTGCCGTGCGTGCTGGTCGAGCACCTGACGGACGCACAGCGCCGCGCGTATATTCTGGCGGACAACCGGCTTGCGGAGCAGTCCGGCTGGGACACCGAGATGCTGGCGCTGGAGCTGGGCGAGATTCAGGCCGCGGGCATGGACCTGACAATCACCGGATTCTCGGCAGCTGATTTGGAAATGGAAGACCCGAACGAAGAACCACCTGCCGCCGAAGATGACGGCGACAGCGGCGAACCGGATGCCGATACACCCAGCCGCGCCCAGGACGGCGATGTGTGGAAACTCGGAGACCACGTTCTTTTGTGTGGAAATTGTATCGAAAAACCGTATTTAGACAAAATTTTCGGGGGGGGGGTAACACAAAAAGTTGATTTATTGCTTACTGACCCGCCGTATGGCGTTGATTACGTCGGCAAGACCGGCGATGCAATGACCATCGAGAATGATGGTGTTGACCGTGACGCGCTGCTGAAACTGCTGACCGGCTCGTTTGATGCTGTCAGCGAGTGGCTGCGAGAGGGCGCAGCGTATTACATCTGGTGTGCGAGCAAAACGTGGGATGTGTTCGCTCAGGCGGTTGAACAGCTTGGATGGCCGGTGCGCGAGCAGCTGATCTGGAACAAGGACTGCTTTGTGATGGGCCGCCAGGACTACCAGTGGAAACACGAGCCGTGTCTGTACGGCTGGAAGCCGGGAGCCGCGCACAAGTGGTGCAGCGACCGCAGCCAAACGACCGTGATCGACTGTCCTCGACCCAAGGCGAACCGCGACCACCCGACCATGAAACCGATTCCGCTGTTTGACTACCTGATCCGCAACAGCACGGACGTTGGTGACACGGTGTATGACCCGTTCTGCGGCAGCGGCACGACGCTGCTGGCTTGCGAGCAGGCAAACCGTAAATGCGTGGCGGTAGAGCTGTCGCCGCGGTACTGCGATGTAATTTTACGCCGATGGGAGACGCTGACCGGCCGCAAGGCCGAGCGGCTTCGGAATTTGAGAGAGTGAGGTGAGAGATATGCCAGCAAGCAAGCCAATTCCGCGGGAGGCGGACGGCACGGTGGACATCAAGCAGGCGCGACGGCGCATGGCAGGACACCGGACAAACGCCGAGATCGAGGCAAAAGCCAAAAGCGAGGTGCGGGCCAAGGAGCCGAAACGCATTCAGGTGCCCAAGTATCTGCCGCAGGTGATGGAGGCAGAATACCGGCTGACCGCGAAAAAGCTGGTTGCCCTGCATATCTTTTCCGATCTTGACTATGACATGCTGGCGCGGTATTTTATCGCTCGCGCCGCCTGGCAGAACGCCCAGAACTGGGCGAACCGTGCGATCATGCAGGGTGACTCCAAGGATGCGGGCAGCTGGACCAAGACGGCGAACGTTTACTTCGGCCAGTGCCAGAGCTGCGCATCTCAGCTCGGTCTGAGCGTGTCGGCGCGGTGCAGGCTCGTGATGCCCGAGCCGCCGAAGGATGAGGCCGACGAGGACCCGCTCAGCAAAATGCTGCGCGAGCGGGCAGAGCGCCGGAAGGCGTGAGACATACGTCCGAGGTTGTGACGGGCAGTGTAATGCCTGCTCGAGCTTCGACCTTTGGCGGTAGGTGAGTTTTGTGATATTTCCTCGCCTGTCCGTCAGAGCCTCGGACAGCTTCCTGCGCTGCGGCGGACGGTGGTCAGCCATTACGCCGTCCCCCACATCAAAGTGGCAAGGATACAAGCGGGTGCACCCGGAATGCAGACGAGTGGGTGCGTCCGCCGGAGCGCAGGAGGAGCAAACAATGCAAGATCGAACAATCTGTCCGGCTATGTGCCCGATGCTCAACGTCCAGGGCTTTTGCGAGAGCGCATGGAGACGGGCCGGACAGATGCGGGAGTGCCCGCATAAGAAAATGCGCAAGGCGGTGTCCAACTTGAACACCGCACACAAAAAGTAAAATCCGGTGCTGTGACGGGCGACCCACCCGAAACACCTTACCTAATTCTTTTGGCGGCGGCGAGGGTTTGTCCTCTTGTACCTCGCCCGTCCGTCAGAGCACCGGATGGTGCAAATTATGGAGGTTTTGACAATGACAATCAACAAAGCAACGAGGTCTGTGGATTTATTCAACACAATTCGCGGTGCTGCCGTCGCAATGATGGCGCAGACGCCGGAAAGTCCCGACTTGCAGGAACGTCTACGTAAGCTGCAGACGACGCTTGCTGAATATCTCGGCTCGGCGGCGAGCGAGGGCATTCTCGTGGAACCGGACCCGATTGCGACCGAGGACGACTGCACCTATGGTGGCGGTGAGATGCCGCGTCTGACCCGCGCCGAGGTGCTGCACCGTGCCGAGCAGTGTGTCTGCGGCCAGCGTGAGCAGGACTACGGCACGCCGGAGGATAATTTTGAGACGATTGCGGGATTTTGGGAAATATACCTCAGTCGCGCGTGCGTGGATGAGGCGGGATGTGTGTATATCGACGCAACCGATGTCGCCATGATGATGGCGCTGCTCAAGATTGCGCGTATTGCAGGCGGTTCGGGCACGCGAGACAGCTTTATCGACCTTGCAGGCTATGCGGCGTGCGGCGGAGAGTGCGCCGATGTATGACCGCGAAGAGTATGAGTGGTTCAAGACGCACTGCATCTGCGTCCGCTGCCGCAAGGCTAAGGCACGCAGCGGCCGCACGACCTGCGCCGCGTGTGCGGCTCAAAACACGGAGCGCACCTTGCGGTATTTTAACGAGCTGACCGCCGAGAAGCGCAAGGAATACTCCAAGCGAGCCACCGAAAAGCAGCGCGAGCGGCGTGACGCTCGATACGCTGCCGGCCTGTGCGTTATCTGTGGCAAGCGACCGCCGAGAGACAACCGCCGGACCTGTGCGCTGTGCAGCAGCAAGCGAACAGGCGCACGGCAGCGCAAAGCAGAAATTGAGGAGGAGACGGAAACATGACAGCAAACGATGTAAATGTTGTGATTGACAATATCGCCAGCAAGCTGGGACTTGCTGCGAGCGGTATGGCAGACTTCGTGCCGGAGCTGGCGCGTTACGCTATCGCTCAGGATATCATCGCTGCGGTGATTTCGGCGGTTGTGTTGCTGGTAGCCGTTCTGGCGGTGCGATGGAGTATCAAAAATCCGCCTAAAGATAGCTTTGATTGGGAGTCGCCATCGCCATTTGCGCGCTGGTTTGGTACGATTGGCGGCATTATTGCGCTGATCGTGTTTATGGTCTGCGTGTCGGATTTAGCCGGATGGCTTGCATCTCCGGCGGCGGCAGCGGTCAAATCCGTACTGTCTGCTATGGGAACATAACAACAGCACTCCGGTGCTGTGACGGGCGGCAGCAGCTGCCCGAGAAACAACCTCCAAAATAATTTTGCGCAGGGCACGGCGGTAACGGAACGCCGCCGCGTCCGTCAGAGCACCGGAAATCAATTTAACAGAGCCGACGCGGGAAAGCGGTAGAGAGCCAGAGCCTGAGAGCCAGAGCCAACGAGCAATTTGTCTCGTCGGCTCTTAATTTTTGCTCGGAAAGGGGTGAGAGAGATGGCAAAGAAAGAAAAACGCATCGACTACATCAGCAAAGCGGAGGATATCCGCCTGATTGCGAGCGGTGTGAACGCGGAGCACCGCACCATGACCTGGCGCGAGGCGACCGAATATTGGGAGCGCGACAACGGCACCGACGATTACGGCCGTGCGGCGCTGATGGCGTACCTCGGCATTGCGACGGCAGGCGAGTGTGCACTGCTGGATAATCTGGTTGACGCGCCGGAGGATGACGCACCGGAAGGCGAGGAGGAAACCACGGAATGAAGAAGATTATAAAAATCCTGCTGCCGGATGTGCTGCTGCTGGCCGGAGCGGTAACCATCGTGGTGGCACTGCATGGGATGTGGCCGCCGCTGGCGTACCTCGCGTGCGGTGTGTTTGCCGTGCTGCTGGCGCTGATCCTGTCGTTTTAAGGCGGTGACGGCATGATCGTAGATAAGATTTTACACCGCATCCGTGGTCAGACCACGCTGACGCTGGACGACCCGACCGGATGGGGTACGGGCGGCAGCACCCTGTTCGGCGGCAAAGAAATGCAGGCCATGAAACTGCCTGCCGTCAACGCCTGTATCGAGATTATCTCGGACAGCGTGGCGAAAATGCCGATCTACCTGATGGACGGCGAGACTCGCGAGCGGGTGTCCGACCATCCGGCGGTGCGGCTGCTGACCGGCAGACCGACCGAGGCCCTGACCGCCTTTGACTATCACAAGCTGATGGAGAGCCGCCGTATTGCGTACGGCAACGCTTACGCGCTCATCCTGCGTGACAAGTGGGGACAGCCGGTGGAGCTGCTGCCGATCGCGCCGGGCTACATGCTGCCGATCCTCGACACCAACGCCAAGCTATGGTATGTCGGCATCAACCCCAAGACTAATGAGTACCGCAAGTTCTGGCCGACCGATGTGCTGCATTACAAGGCATTCAGCACAGACGGCCTTGAGGGCATCAGCTATCTGCGCCGCGGTGCCGAGACCATTGAGGCGGCGTTGCAGGCGCAGCGGTACGAGAGCAACTACTACCGCAACGGCGGACAGGTGAGCGGCATCCTGACCACCGACACCGACCTCTCGCCGAGGCCGACCACCATCGGCGGCGAGAAAGTGGACATCAAGAGCAAAATCCGTGCTGAATGGGAAAGTATCCACTCCGGAGCGGACAATGCTTACCGCATTGCGGTACTGGATAACGGCCTCAAGTACACGCCACTCACCGCAACCAACCGTGACGCGCAGTTTATCGAGAGCAAGGCTGCCAGCGTCGAGGACATTGCCCGGCTGTTTAACATCCCGTTTTACAAGCTGGGCGCGGGCAAGGAGAGCTACGCGGCCAACACGCAGGCGGCGATCGAGTACATCCAGCGCACGCTGTCGCCAATCGTCAGCGAGCACGAGCAGGAGGACACGCACAAGCTGCTGCTTGAGAGCGAGTGCAGCCGCGGCCTGCAGCTGCGCCGCAACATGATGGGCGAGCTGCGCGGAGACTGGACGGCTCGGGCTGCATGGTACAAGTCCATGCGCGAGATCGGCGCGTACAGCGTGGACGATATCCGCGCACTCGAGGACCTGCCGGACGTGCCCGGCGGCGATGACCGTCTGGCAAGCCTGAACTACGTTCCGCTGGAGGACTGGCGGGACCTGAGCCGCCGCCGCAACGGAGCGGACGGCGAGGAACAGAAAGGAGTGACTCCATAATGGCAATCACAATGCCTAAAATCGACATTACGTTTGAGCAGCGTGCTGTGAGCCTGATCGGCCGCAGTGAGCGCGGTGTCGCAATCCTGATCGTGAGAGACGACACCAATAAGACATTTACGCACAAGCAGTACAGCGACCTGTCCGCCGCGCAGGCGGACGAGAGCCTGTATACCGCAGACAACTACGCTGCTATCTGCGACATGCTGGGCTTTGCACCGTATCAGGCGCATGTGTTCCGCTGTGACGCGGACGGCGCTCTGGCGGATACGCTCGCCGAGATCGGCAAGCGCGTCAAGACCGGCTGGCTGACCATTGCCGGTCAGAATGCCGCTGACGGTCTGGCGCTGTCTGCGTGGGTCAAGACGCAGGATAACACCAAGCATAAGACCTATAAGGCGGTCTGCCATAACCTGACCACTGCGCCGGACGATATGCACGTTGTCAATTTTGTCAACGAGTCGGTTACCTACACGGATGACCGTGGCAAGAAGGACGGCGCGACCTATCTGCCGAGCCTGCTCGGTATCTTCGCGGTGTGCAACGTCACCCGCGGCTGCACCAACTACCTGTGCAGCAATCTCAGCGAGGTGCAGGAAGTTGCGGACAACGACGCGGCGCTCGGCAGCGGCAAGTTTATCCTTGTCAACGACGAGGACGGCAATGTGCGCGTGGCGCAGGGCATTAACTCGATGACCACGACCGACGGCAAGACCAAAACCGAGGACATGCAGTTTATCGAGACGGTCGAGGCGATGGACATGATGCGCGACGACATTACGTCCGTATTCCGTGAGACCTACCTCGGCAACTATCGCAACAGCCGCGATAACCAGATGATGCTGGTGGCCTCGCTCAACATGAGCTATTTCCGCCAGTTAATGCAGCAGAGCATCCTTGACCCGGACTACGCCAATGCGGCAAGCATTGACGTGGACGCGCAGCGTGCCGCGTGGGTGGCATCCGGCAAGAGCGAGGCTGCGGACTGGGATGACGACACGGTAAAGGCCAACCCGTTCAAGCGCACTGTCTATCTGACGGCCAACGTCAAGATTCTCGGCAGTATGACCGACCTCATTTTCCCGGTCACCATGGCGTGACCGGATAACCTACAACAACAATTAAGGAGGCAAGACCTATGAAGAAGAAACTGCTTGACCTGCTCGCTAAGAAGCGCGGCATTGTAGACCGCATGAGACAGGCGGACGCGGCAGGCGACCAGACCGCATTTGACGCGGCTCTGGCAGAGAACACCACCGTTGACGCGAAGATTGCCCGCGTCAAGGCAATCATGGATGCCGAGGGAAATGTACCGGCAGACCCGGAAGGCATGCCGACCAGCGGCACTGATCCTCCGGCGGCAGAGCCGGTCAACAGCCGCGAGTGCGTCCATGCCTTTGCGGAGTGCATCCGCGCCCAGGCACGCGGCCAGCGTGCAGCCTTTGAGAGCAACGCAGACGTTCTGCGCCGTGCCATGGCAGCCGAAAACGCCGGTGCCATGACCGAGGGTGTCGAGGCAGACGGCGGCCTGCTGGTGCCGCAGGACATCCAGACCCGTATTAACGAGCTGCGCCGCTCTCTGGTGCCGCTGTCCGACCTGTTTGCGGTCGAGAATGTGTCGTTCCTGTCCGGCTCGCGTGTGGTCGATACCGCGCCGAACAAGGGCTTTACCAAGATTGACGAGATGGACGAGATTCCGCAGGATGACAAGCCGGCATTCCGCAAGATTGCCTACAAGGTCGAGGACTATGCGCTCATCCTGCCGGTATCCAACGACCTGCTGCGCGACACCGACGAGGCGCTGCTGGCGTATATCTCTCGCTGGCTCGCCAAGAAGCAGATCATCACCGAAAATAACCTGCTGGTTGCAAAGCTCGCCGCGCTCGACACCGGCGCCGCAGCCGCGACCGAGACGGACGTTGTAAAGGTGCTGAAGACTGCGCTTAACAAGACGCTCGACCCGGCAATCTCCGCGACGGCACACTTTGTGACCAATCAGGACGGCTTTAACGCTCTGGACCAGCTGGTGGATGGCAACAAGCGCCCGCTGCTGCAGCCTGATCCGACCGGCTCGACCGGCAAGCTGCTGTTTGGCCGCGGCATTACCGTTGTATCTAACGGCATCCTCAAGACCGCGACCAGCAAGGCGCCGATCTACTGCGGTGATTTCACCCAGTACGCGACCCTGTTCCGCCGTCAGCCGCTCGAGATTGCATCGACCGACATCGGCGGCAACGCATGGAAGACCAACAGCACCGAGGTCCGCGCGATCACCCGTCTGGATGCACAGGTGTTCGACTCCGAGGCCGCTGCTGCGGTATCTCTGACCATTGCGTAAGGACTGACCCAAGGGCGGCGCTGCTGCCGCCCTTCCTATTTATAGAGAGGAGGGCACAGAATGCCTGAATTTAACCCCAATCGCATTATGCACGGCAACGGCGGTCATGCGTGGTTTAACGGCAAAAAGCTGACCACCCTACAGTCGGTGGAAGCCAAGGTCTCCGGTGATTTTGAGGAGATCAGCGTGTGCGGTGATCCGGCTACTTACCGTGTATATAACGGCTACTCGGGCGAGGGCACGCTGACCAAGCTCAAGATCGACAGTGATGTGCTGAGCCTGATGGCTGAGGCGTACAAGTCCGGCGAGATGCCGACCATCACCATCATCACCAGCCAGACCATGCCGGGCACGAGCAAGGCCGAGCGCGTGGCGTACAGCGACATCACGATTGACGAGCTCACGCTCGCAAAATTTGAGAAGAAGTCCAAGACCGAGGAGGAAATCCCCTTCAAATTCGGAAACTTTGAGGTTTTGGAGACCCTGTAAGGAGGCACGGCATGAGATACAGCTTAAACGGTCACATCGTGGCCGACAGTGACGCGCCTATCCTGCGCTGGTGGGGTATCCCGGCGGCCTGTCCGGCGGATATCCGGTCGGCGCTTGCCGAAAATCCCGCAGACGAGGAATTTGTGCTGGAGATCAACTCCGGCGGCGGCTCGGTCTTTGCGGGTTTTGAGATGTACAGCCTGCTGCGCAATGCGTCCCGGCAGGGCGTACATACCCGTGCAGAGGTGCAGAGCCTTGCCGGTTCGGCTGCGTCTGTCGTGATGGCAGGCGCGGATACGGCGGCGTGCTCGCCGGTCGGTCAGGTGATGATCCACCTGCCGAGCACGGTCACTGAGGGCAATCAGGGCGTGCACCGCGAGAGCGTGCAGATGCTCGAGAGCATCACCGAGAGCATTATCGCGGCGTACGAGAGCAAGGTCGGCGGCAAGACCAGTCATGCCGCACTGCGCCGCATGATGGACCGCGAGACCTTTCTCAGTGCCCGTGCGGCGCTTGACGCCGGTCTGATTGACGAGATCATCGGCGAGGAGCAGCCGGGCGAGCCGATTAACATCAACAACATTTACAACGCTTGCGGAGCTGTCCCTGATATGGACAAGCTGCGTGCGGCGTATATCGCTGCACAGAGCCAGAGCCAAGAGCCAGAGCCGCAGCCGCCGGTGTCCAATTTGAACACCGCCCGCAAGCGGGCCATCGCTATCGCTGAGGCAGAACTCCGGGCGGTGGTCGTATGATTACCGCTGAGCGGCTGACCGCAATCAAACAATACTGCCGCATTGACTACGATGAGGACGATGCGCAGCTGACCGGCTTTGCGGAGATGAGCGACAGCTATCTCGCGCAGTGCGGTATCACTCGTGACGGCCACGAGGCGATGTATGACCTTATCGTGCAGGCGATGGTGCTGACCCAGTACGAGGGCAAGTGTGCAGACAATGCAGCCGCAGCCCTGGCTACGGTTCCGCCGCTCGTGCGGCAGATGGTAAACCAGCTCAAACTCGTTTGTGCGTTTGGAGGTGCGGGCGATGGCAACACAGGTGCGTGATCTGCGCGACCGCGCCGAAGTATGGCTTGCCGCACCGGTAGAGCAGCCAAACGGCGAGACCGACTACTACTACACCAAAGCCCGGACAATCTGGGCGGCCGTCAACCCGACAAGCGGGCGCACGGAGACGCTGACCGGTGACGCTGAGCGTGCCGAGATCACGCACCGCGTGGTCTGCCGGAGCGCCAGCCTGCCGGAGCTATGCCGCGAGATGTACTTTATTATCCGCGGTCAGCGGCTCGATGTGTCGTACTGGCTGCCAATCTATAACCGCCGCGGCTGGGTAGAGATCTACTGCACACTGCGGCAGGGAGAGGTGACAAGCGATGGCGCGTGATGGCTTTGACTGCTCAGAGCTGATGGCCTTTGCGGAGGAGCTGGGCGCACAGCCCAAGGAGCTGGAAAAGGTGCAGAAAAAGCTGCTCCGCGATGAGGGCAGCAAGCTGCGCCGCAAGACAGCCCAGCAGGCGCGTGCAACGGTCAACCGCACAGCGGTGCACCGCAAAGAGTATGACCGCGCCGCCGGTCAGTACCACAAGAGCATCAAGCGCGGCAAGGTGTACACCAAGGACGGCCAGATGCGTATACGCGTGTATTCGGGTGACCCGATCGGCCATCTGGTCGAGCAGGGATGGACGCCCAAAGCGCGTGACGGTTCTCGCGGCAAGAAGCAGCTGGGCCGCGAGGTGTTTGACAAGACCGCGCAGGACTTTGATGAGCAGTTTCAGCAGGCTGCCGAGGACGCTCTGGACGAGGTGATTAACAAGCTATGATCCGATGGAAAGAGATAGACGATGCACTCGGTGCGGTGGTAAGTGCGGCACTCAAGGCCGCCAATCTGCCTTCTGTGCGTGAGCGCAAGGACGTTAAGGCGCCTCTGGTGCGGCGCAGTTACCGCATTGACGTTGGTCAGACCGACGGCATGGGCACGGACGACTACGCCGAGACCGGCTGCGACATCGAGATTTATTTTTATCCCGCCGACGGCACGCGCCCGCGGGACGAACTGAACGCCGCCGCTGACGCGATCCGCGCGGCTCTGCGGGAGGGCGTGACCGTGCAGGACGTGGTGCTCATCCCGGAGGACGACATCACCTGCGACGCAGACGGCGAGACGCTGGCAGTCATGCTGCGGCTCGTCTGGATCGAGACCGCCGAGGAGACCGGCGAATTTATGGAGGATATGGTATATGGATAAAAAGTTACTGGATGCGCTGGCGGCGAAGGCCGAGCAGCGCAAGGCTGACAAGGCCAAGGTCATTCAGTTTAAGGTCGGCGGTCAGCTGCTTGATTTTGTAAAGATCGGGCACACTGCCCAGCTGGACGCTTATGAGGCTTTTCTGGCGGCACGCGACCAGCCGGCGCAGATGCTGAACATCGGCGCACAGCTGATCTACGACTGCTGTCCGGCATTGCAGGACCCGGAGCTGCACACTGCGCTCGGCGTGACCGACCCGTATGATGTGATCTGGGTGCTGATGGATGTCCGCGAGGTCAATGCGCTCGCGGCATCCCTGTTTGCCTGGCTCGGCCTGATTGCCGGTGATGAGGATGAGGACCCGGCAAAAAACTGATTGAGCGCGACCCGGTGCTCGACCTTGCGGCGTTTTATGCGGTACGAGGCATCACGCCGGAGCAAATCCGGCAGATGAGCTACGCCGACCGTGCCGTGCTGCGAGTCGGGCGGGCGCGCTGGTACGAGGATATGATAAACCTGATCGCGGCAGGCATCTACCGCGCATACACACCGGAGGAGGGACGGAATAGTGGCTAAAAATAAGGTTATCAACACCGTCCTGACGGTGCAGGATAAGCTGTCAGGCGGATTGGTTGAAGCCGCAAAAAATGCTAAAAAGTCAGGCAAAGCTATCGACGGCAGTATGCTCTCCGCTACGCGCAGTGTGGTAGCATTTAAAAATAAGTCAGTTAAAGCGCTGACGGATACCGCTAAAAAAGGCTTTAACGGGCTTGTAAGCATCGCAAAAACGTCAGCACTGGCAATCACTGCGAGCATTACGGGTATTGCTGTTGGCTTTGCTGCATTGGATGGTGTGACAGAAGAGTACCGCATTGCACAAGGCAAGCTAAACGCTGGATTCCAGGCAGCAGGCTTTTCTGCGGACGTGGCTCGCAAGAGCTATCGCAACTTCTATGCGATCCTCGGTGACACGGACACCGCGACCGAGGCAAGCCAGCTGCTTGCCAACATGGCAAGGAATGCGGAAGATGTAACGAAATGGACGCGGATCGCCGCAGGCGTGCATGGCACGTTTGGCGATTCGCTGCCAATCGAAGGTCTGGTAGAGTCCGCAAACGAGACCGCACGCACTGGACAGGTGACAGGTGTTTTTGCTGATGCGCTGAACTGGGTCGGCATTCTAGAGGATGATTTTAACGCCAAGCTGGAGAAAACAACCGATGTCAGCAAACGCAATCAGCTGATCATAGATACGCTCTCCAAGACCTATGACAAGGCCGCTGACAGCTTCTATGCGAATAACCAGCAGGTAGTCAATACGCGGCGTAATCATGCGACGCTGGACGAGATGCTCGCCAAGGTGGGCGACACCAGCTCCAAGCTGAAAAATCAGCTGTGGGTGCTGGCGGGCGCCGCCGAGGACGGCTCGATCCGCTCCGGATCGGCATTGGACTGGATTTACAAAAAAGCTGCAGACCTCTCCACTTGGATCAGTGGACTTGATTTATCCAATCTGCAGGCGCAGGTAGATAAGTATGTTGGTGCAGCAGCGCAAAAAATCGGAGAGTGGATTGATAAGGTAAAGGCATGGGTGGAAAATGGCGGCCTTACGGCTCTCACCGATAAACTATCTGACGGCATCCCGAAAGCGGCAGAGTTGGCAAAGGGCGGTATTGACCTGCTGAGCGATGCGCTGGATAAGGCAAAAGATGCCATGCAGTTTTGCAAAGATCATAGCGCGGAATTAAAAACGGTTGTAGGACTGCTTGGCATTGCTTTTGGCATGGTTAAGCTGTCCCAGTTTAATACAGGTCTTACGGACGCAATCAGCAATATTGGCGGTTGCATTCAAACTATCGGTACGATGATCGGCGTTACAGGTGCACAGGCTGCAGCAACAGGTGCAGCAACCACAGCGCAGACTGGACTCAATATTGCGATGAACGCAAACCCTATCGGTGTAATCATTCTGGCTGTTGAGGCCTTGATTGCTGTCTGGCTTTTGTTTGGCGACAAAATTACGGCCACAGCGCAGAAGCTCTGGAAAAAGTTTAAGGATGTCAGCATCAAAATCGGCACTGCCTTTTCCGGTGCGTTTGATAAGGTTAAAAACGCCGCTAAGACGGCTCTGGAATGGGTCGGAGACAAGCTGTCGTGGCTCAACGACAAGATTGAGAGCATCCCCATCCTCGGCAGTCTGTACAAGGGTGCCAAGGGCGTACTGGGAGACGCTATCGAGTGGGTAGACAATGCCACAACGGGCAATCGCTCGGGCACGTCTACGGGTACGACCCAGACCACGACCAACAGCAAAACGACTACAACGGCCGGTCCGGTCAAGACTACAACCTCGACCACTACGACGGTGCCTAAGCCGACACCCAGCAGCCTGCTGAGCCTGCCGGGACTCGGCAAGGCAACCGGCACGCCGTACTGGCGTGGCGGCCTGACCCGTGTCAACGAGCGCGGCGGCGAAATTATGAACCTGCCGAGCGGCACGCAGATCATCCCGCATGATGTGTCTGTCAAGGCGGCAGGCGGTCGGAGCGTGACGGTCAACGTCACCATCCAGGGCAACGTGATCGGCAACCGGGAGTACACTGAACAGGTCGGTGAGTATGTCGGCCGCAAGGTCCTGGCGGCGCTCGGCAACACATAAGGAGGTGCGGTAAGTGTACAAGATTATTTTCAGCGTGAACAACAACGAAGAAGTCTGGGTCATGCCGCACTGTCCGCCGGATTTCCCGATTCCGCAGCCGGAGCAGCACCACGAGACCTACGAGGGCCTGAGCCGAGACTATCGCCGCATCGGCACGCTCGGTCTGCGGCACATGGAGTGGACGGCGCTGCTTCCAGTGCACCGATACTCCTTCATGCCGTCTGAGGCGTCTGCGGATGGTTGGGCGTATGTCGATTTTCTGAGCCGGTGGCGCGACAAGAAGGTGCCGTTCCGGCTGATCGTGCTCGACAGCAAGGGCGCGGCACGGCTTAACATGCCGGTGACGGTAGACAGCTTTGATGTCACCGTGCGCCGCAACGGTGATCTGGAGTACAGCATTGCCGTCACAGAATACAAGTTTATCAAATGAGGAGGTGCGCCAATGGCGGCAGGATATGTCGATGACCACAAGCTGATACTGTACCGCGACGGCGCACAGCCGCGCGACATCACCGCGTTTGCCAGTGATATGACGCTGACGGATGACCTTGACACACTGGCGGCAGAGCTTACGTTTACGACGTTTATCTCGCCGTGGGACAAGTACACGCCCAAGCTGGCGCTTGCACCGGGCGATAAGGTGCGCGTGACCAATCAGGGCAAAACGGTCTTTTCCGGCGTCATTATCACGGTGACGCTGGACGGCGGCGTTACCGCCTATGACCGCGGCTGGTATCTCAACAAGAGCGAGATCGTGCTGCAGGTCAACAACCTTGCCGCCGATCAGGTCATCCGCAAGGCGTGTGCCAAGGCGGGCGTGACAGTCGGCAAGGTGTGCAGCCTGCCGACCAAAATCACGCAGCTGTGGACCGGCTCTACACCGTCCGACATTATCAGCGATGTGCTGGACACCTGCACGTCTGCGACCGGCAAGCAGTACCGCCACCGCGTGGACGACAGCGGTCTGCAGGTCGAGGCGCTGCCGACCGCGCCCATCAAGGCATACCACAAGCCGGCGAAAAATATCGCCGCGTTTGACATCACATGGGCGCTCGGTCAGGTGAGCGGCGAGGACAGCATTGAGGACACCTACAACGCTGTTGTCATTGCCGCCGAGGACGACGGCAAGGCGTACATCGGCGCACAGGCCAGCAACGCGGCATCCGTCAAGCGCTACGGATTTATGCAACATATTGAGACCGTGACCGAGAACCCCGGTACGGCTGTGCTTGGGCAGATGGTCAAAAATCTGCTCAAGAATGCCGACAAGGTAGGGCAGACCCGCTCCATCTCCGAGATTTGGGGCTGTGATGAGGTACAGAGCGGCGTTGTTCTACGTTTTAACTCTCCGGCGTTTGGCATCAAGGGCAACTTCCGCATTACGCGCGTGGAGCATCACTACGGTGGTGCAGGGCACACGATGGCGCTGGAAATCACGGCGATCGAGCAGGTGCGAGCCGCCGCCGAGGGCAAGACTGACGCGGCAGCCATCAAGGCCGCCAGCACGGATAAGGTGCAGGTGTTCGGCTTGCCCGACCTGTCCGGCGGCAGTGACGGCGGCTCGGGCGGCACCATTGTCAAGGCGCTGTTTACCGCCTACTATCCGGCTAACAATGCGCTGGAGGGCGGTTATCTGGATGCACAGGGCAACAGGCTCGACCCAAGCAAGCACACCTGCGCCGCACCGCCGTCTGTGCCGTTTGGCACCAAAATCACGGTGCGCGACACGGGCACAAGCCTCGACGGCATGACCTACACGGTCAACGACAGAGGCGGCGCGATCCAGATCAAGAACGGCGTGTACCACTTTGACCTTCTGATGAGCAGCAACGCCGAGTGCAATCGCTGGGGACGCAAAAACGGCTCCGCGATCATCGGCGGCTCGGGCGGCGGCTCGGGCAGCGCGGTGTCGTTTATCAACACGGCACTGGGCGAGGTTGGATACAAGGAGTCCGGCAAGGACATCAACAAGTATGGCCAGTGGGCCGGTCACAACGGTGTCGCGTGGTGCGTCTACTTTATCTGCTGGTGTGCGTACAAGTCCGGCGCGCCTATCCCGACAAGCTACGGCTACGTTGGCGATATGAGCAGCTATTTCAAGGCTCGCGGCAAGTACAAATCGGCAGGCAGTTACAAGCCCAAGGCGGGCGATCTGATGATTCAGGGCGACCGTCACATCGGCATTGTAATATCTGCCGGAGCATCAAGCTGCGAAACCGTTGAGGGCAATTGCAGCAACTCTGTCAAGCGTGTTACTCGCAGTTACGCGGAGATTTCCGGTTTCTGTACGCCGTGGGGATAACACAAGATATTGTATACTTGTGGATAACACTGTGGAAGATGTGGAAAGGAGTGCGTGCCTATGGCATGGGATACGGCACTGGCGCAGGCCATCAAAGGCACAAGCCGCGCCGAGGCAAACCGCAAGCCGCAGCCGTGGTACAGAGCCGAGGTTGTGCAGGTAACGCCCAAGCTGATCTTTGCGATTGCAGACAAGGAATTTAAGTTTGACAGCAGCACCGGCCTGATTATGACCGCGACCGCCCGCGCAAAAGAGTGGAAGGTCGGCATGCAGGCGGCGGCGCTGCTGCATGGGGCACAGCTGTTGGTTTTGGATAGTCTGTAACGGAGGAGGTGCAGCGGATGTTTGACGAGGAGCAGGCGCAGTTTGTCTGCGATTTTTTGGAGTGCCTGACGTGCTCGAGCGGCGTGCCGCTGCGCCTGATGGATTGGCAGCGCAACATGATAACCGAGTTTTACGGTCAGCTGATCGAGGACGAGGATGACCCGGCAGGCAGCTACCTGCGGCGATACCAGTACCTGTACCTTGAGATTGCAAAGAAGAACGGCAAGTCGGAAATCGCTGCCGGTCTGGGTGTGTATCACCTGTTTGCCGACGGCGAGATTAACGGCGAGGTGTATGTCGTAGCGGCTGACCGCGACAATGCGGGCATCGTCTTTGCAGCGGCCAAGTACATGGTCGAGCAGAGTCCGGCGCTCAAAAAGCGCAGCCGCATCGTGGACAGCACCAAGACCATCTACGACGAGACGAGCGGCAGCAGGCTCAAGGTACTGTCCAGCGAGGCGTACAGCAAGCACGGCTACAAGCCGAGCTGCGTGATCTTTGACGAGCTGCACGCCCAGCCGAGCCGCGACCTGTGGGATGTTATGACGTTTGGTTCCGGTGACGCTCGCCGTCAGCCGGTGTGGATCGTACTGACGACCGCCGGAGATGACCCCGACCGAAAATCCATCGGCTGGGAAGTACACGAGAAGGCGCTCGCTATCTACCGATGGCGGCGCGGCGCGAGGGATGAGAAAGCCTACGATGACCCTCGGTGGCTGCCGATCATCTACGGCCTCGGACTGATCGAGGATGAGGATGAACTCAAAGAGATCAACATCTACGACGAGGACCTGTGGCGGCGGTGCAATCCGTCGCTCGGCAAGACGCTCAAGATGGCTACCATCCGCGCCCAGGCGGCGGACGCCAAGAAGAGCGAGGCCGCTGAGCGGCTGTTTCGGTGGCTCAGGCTTAACCAGTGGATTGCCACGGCGACTGTCGGGTGGATACCGATAACTATCTATGACAAAACGCAGTGGAATCCGCCCGGCTGCAAGGACTGGCGCGAGGCCGTGCAACTGCTACGCGGCAAGACCTGTTACGGCGGCGTTGACCTCTCCAAGAGCACCGACCTTACCGCCTTCGTCCTCGTGTTCCCGCCGCAGGAGGGTCTGGACAGGTGGGTGGCTCTGCCTACCGGGTGGATGCCGCTTGACGGCATTGACGCACGCGAGCGCGAGGATCATGTGCCGTACCGCGACTGGATACGCGCAGGATTCTTGCACGGCTGCGAGGGCGATATCATCGACTTTGCGGCTGTGGCTGACGCTGTGGTGCAGGCCGCACAGGATTACGACCTGCGCATGGTCGGCTTTGACCCGTATCTGGGCGCGACCGTGATGCAGCGCATCCGCGAGCGGCTTGCCGGTACGGTGACCGAGGTTGTCGAGATACCGCAGGGTATCCGGTCCATCTCGCCGCCGATGAAGGAGCTGGAGCGGCTCATCCGAGCGCATGAGATGCTGCATGTGCACAACACGGCGGCACGACAGTGTTTCCTCAATCTGCGGTGCGTGTCGGATGATAACGAAAATATCAAGCCAACCAAAAAGCGAAGCCGCGGACGCATTGATATCACGGTGGCGTGGATCATCGCGTTTGCGACGGCGTTGCTGCAGCCTGCACCGACTCTGGCGGACAGCGTGGCGGCTGACGATTGGCATATGTGAGTTTAGGAGGTGTCGGCTATGGCCGATGTGTTTCCGGTTATCCCGGAGGAGCTGCCCGCGCAGGTTGCGGAGAGCATCGGGCGGTCTCCGGAGTTTGTGTTCCATGAGGACGGCAGGTCGGGCAGTTTCCGGCTGATCGACGGCGCTCTGGTCGAGCGGCAGGGCGTGGAGGCGGTCAAACAGTGGCTTGAGCTGATGCTGCGCCAGAAACCGGGTGCAATCCCAATCTACCGCACGAGCGGCACGACCCAGCCGGGCGTGGAGGCGGTCAGCCTTGACCGGCGCGTGCCGGAGGGCTGGATTTTTGCCGAGATTGAGCGCAACGTGCGGGAGACCGCCGCGTTCTGTCCGGCGATCCGGACGCTCGACAGTTTTAAGTTTACGCGCGTGCGGCACGGCGTGGAGGTACGCTTCACGGTCCGGCTGCACACCGGAGAGAGTGAGGAGGTGACGACGTATGTCAGCGAGTGAGATTTTAGACGAGATGCTGTCCGCAATGCCGGAAAGCTATCAAAAGACCATCGGTTTCCCGACTTATGACCTTTTAGCCGCAGTCAGCCTGCGGATGGAGGGCACGGATGAGACTATCAACGAGGCCAAACAGCAGCTTGACCCCGAAAACCTGCACGACAGCGCTCTTGACCGTTATATCTATCCGCGCTCCGGCTTGGAGCGCAAGGCGGCGACCTTTGCACACGGCCGCGTGACCGTCACCGGCACAGGCACGGTCGAGCAGGGTACGCTGTTTGAGTCCGGCGGCGGTGTTCAGTATTATGCGACAGAGACCGTAGCCATTGAGGGCGAGGGTACTGTACCGGTCACCTGCACGGTGGACGGCACGGCAGGCAATCTGCCCGCGCACAGCGTGACGCAGATGCCGGTGGCAGTGCAGGGCATTGCCTCGTGTGATAACCCTGAACCGATTGGCGGCGGTTATGCCGAGGAGTCGGACAGCGAGTATTATGCGCGTTATCTGGTCGTGCTGCGCACGCCTGCTACGTCGGGTAACATCTACCACTATGTGCAGTGGGCGCTTGAGGTGGCCGGTGTCGGACATGTCAAGGTGTTTCCGCGCGTACAGGGCGCGAACACGGTTGACGTGGTAATTGCCGACAACGCCGGTCAGCCGGCGTCGCCTGCGTTGGTCAAATCCGTGCAGGACTACATCGACCCGGACAGTGAGGGCGCTGGCCGAGGTCAAGCGCCGATCGGTGCACAGTGCTTTGTCACTGCCGCGACCGGCAAGGCCATCACGGTCAGCTGCACGGTGTCCAAATCGAACACCGTCACCGAGGACATTCTAACGGCCGGCATCAAGGAGAGCGTTGCGGCCTATCTGGCGGGCACGGTCTTTACGCAGGATTATGTCAGCTATGCACAGATCGGTGCGGCTGTGATGACCACGCCGGGCGTGATCGACTACTCCGGTCTGCGCGTGTCCGGCGGCATTGTCAATATCCCGATCGCGGAACGTGAGTGTCCGGTACTGGGCGAGGTGACGATCACCTATGGCTGAGTTTGACAATATGCTGCGCAGTCTGCCGGTGGCGTACCGCACGGACAAGTGGGTGTGCGACCTGCTTGCCGCTATCCAGTCGCTCGACGACACGCAGCGCGAGCAGATGCTCGACATTACGCAGCAGCTGTTTCCGGGCAGTATGACATGGGCGCTTGCCATCGAGGAGCGAGACGCGGGTCTGACCGCCTCCGGCACTTTGGAGGAGCGCCGCACGGCGCTGATTGCACGCTGGCGCGGCTCGGGCAAGTGCGACGTTGACCTGATCCAGCGCGTGTGCGACAGCTGGAAGAATGGCGAGATTTCCGTCGGCTTTGCCGCGGGCGTGATCATGCTGACGTTTGTCGGCGCGTATGGCATTCCCGCACCGGCCGAGCTTGCCGCATTGCAGGAGGCGGTAGATCGCGTGATCCCGTGCCATCTGGCAAGCAAATATCTCTGGCGTTGGATTCTCGTCCGCGAGATTGAGGGCATGACGCTGGACGAATTGCAGACGCACAAAATCAGCGAATTTGCATTTGAGGAGGTGCAGGCGTGAGCCTGAAAACCAAAATTCTGGGGCTGTTTAAGTACGATCCGGACAAGGACGGCGCGAGCACGTTCAATATCAAGCAGGCGCTCAACGACAACTGGGACAAGCTGGACAACGAAGTTGCAGCGCGTGTAAAGACCACGGAATTGGCTTCCGAGGTCAAGAAGACCGTGAAAGGAGGCAGCCTGACTGCCTCTGATCTGGGCGCGGTATCGGCGGCGGATAAGGGCAAGGCTGGCGGCATTGCAGGTCTGGGCGCTGACGGCAAGGTGCCCAGCAGCCAGTTGCCGAAGATGGACTTTGACCCATCCGGCACGGCTGTGGACGCTGTAAAGCAGCACAACGCCGCAGGCACTGCGCACAAGGCGCTGTTTGACGCAAAGCTCGACAAGCTGACCGGCAAGAAAGGGCAGCTTGCAGGCTTTACGGAGGATAACGTAGTCGGTGCGATGGATGCCCCCAACGGCGGCGAGACCGACTCCGGCGTTGGCGAACTGCAGGACACCGAGATGGAGGTCGGCACGATCACCAACGCAGGGGCAGGCTGGAACACCTACCATTTTAGAGAGGCGTTTGAGGGTGTGCCGCAGGTGACCTGTCAGGCTGAGGACTTTGACGGCGTGGTGCTTGTTAAGGACATCACTGCCGAGGGATTTTTGTACTGCCTGCGTACCTTGCAGACCGGAACTTACTATATCGGTACTGAGACGGGTACCAACCCATCGCACAAAGAGACCACACTGGTCAGCGGCACAACGACCACGGCTGATGCAGTTAAAATCAATTACATTGCCGTAGAGTATGGAGGCGAAAGATAAATGTTAGCAAATCAGAGCGATTTTATGGCGTATGCGTCGGCACTCAAATCGAATTACCGCAAAGGCGTGCATAGGTTGGAGACGATCCTCTCCAACCCGACTATGAGCGCGGAGTTTGCCGCCAATCTGGGTGGCGTGTCGGTCGTGCTCGGCGTGCCGATCAGCATGCCGGACCGCAACAGCGACAAGCTGCTTGAACTGCTGCTCGGCAGTGCGGTGGCAGACAATGCGGTAGAAACGTGGCTGCACCAGTTTTATGAGTTTACCGACTGGGATGATCTGCTCAGTGATTCCGCCCGCTGTCAGGAGATGGCCAACAACCCGCTGATCTGGCGCGCGGCCGGCGGCAGTAAGCTGGCGGTTGGCAAGTCCATCGCTACGCTGGCGGGGCTGTCCTGCGCGGCGTATAAGGATATTGATGCGGTAGCGGCTTCTCAGGTTGCTATGGCGGCTATCATCGGCAACGCGACTGCGCTTAACGCCGTTGTAACCTCTCAGGTTGCTATGGCGGCCGTAATCGGAAACGCCACTGCGCTCAATGCCGTGGTGACCTCTTCGGTTGCTGTGGCGGCTATTGTTAAATCGCCGGTAGCAATGGCTGCTATGTGGCGCAGCGACACCGCAATCAAAGCACTGCAGGCCAATGCGACAGCATGGAAAACGTTTACCGGAGCGAGCAGCGCAGTTATGGGTAAGACGGTTGCGATCCTTGCGAATCTGGATCCGTCGGGCTATGCTGACATGACCGCGATTGCAGCCTCTCAGGTTGCTATGGCGGCCGTAATCGGAAACGCCACTGCGCTCAATGCCGTGGTGACCTCTTCGGTTGCTATGGCGGCTATCATCGGCAACTCGACTGCGCTCAATGCCGTGGTGACCTCTTCGGTTGCTATGGCGGCCATTGCCGGATCGGGTAAAGCTCGGGTTGCAATTACCAATTCTTCCGTTGCATTGGCTGCTTTGGCTTCCAGTCCGCTGAAAAAGAGCGTAAGTACCAGTGCATACAACGGTAATTATGCTAAATTGGTAACGAACGGTCCGTGCTTTATCATCTCTGCGACTCATAATAATTCTGGTTGGACATTCGGTGTGCGCTATGTGTACACTTCGGAAACTGCATCCGGAGCCAAGACGTATTCTTCAACAGTCAGTGCACAGAGCATCAATCTGTTCACTACATCTGCCGGTTTAGAGGCTTTCGCCAACGCTGATTCTTCTTCCTCGGGCCGGGTTACATTTGTCTATATTCCCTGCAAAGCAGCCTGAATTTTAGACGTGATTTACTACGCATTATCTTCCTAAGACGTACCACGCACCTCAAATATGCTGTTTTAACACGGCATATTTGAGAAAACGCGGTGCGAAGATGCATAGCTATACAAAATCAGCGGGCAAATCAGGCTATATTCGGGCGGTTACTGCGCATTAGGAAGATAATGCGCACTGCATCTTTGCTTCACAAACTCTCATTTCGCCTTAAAAACGTAGTACGTTGTGTGGCCAGAACCGCCATAGATGTTACTTGCTCTTACACCACCAGGAATGACCAAGTTGGCGGTTGTCAACCTGTCATGGGTGTAGTGAGCAATGGTGCTGCCAGTCTGCAAATCGTAAACATAGCAGTAACTGCTGGAGTTATATGACTGGAGGGTTGGAATTAGAATAAAGGAATCATCAGCCGAAAGTGCAGTAGACACAGCCTGCTTTGTGCCGTTGTAGTACAGCAATGAGGTGGTGTTTGTCATTGCGCCAGCGTTAATAACGACAGTAAAGTATGCGGTATTTTGCAGACTGCTCAAAATTTTGCTGTAGTAAGTATCTCGATAACTGCTACCGATGAATGCGGAACGTGCAGTAGCGTTCTTGCAAATAGCATTAAGTGCCACTGCAGATGCTGCTACAGCCGCCATAGCAACCGAAGAGGTCACCACGGCATTGAGCGCAGTCGAGTTGCCGATGATAGCCGCCATAGCAACCTGAGAAGCTGCTACCGCCGCCATAGCAACCTAATGCGACGCAAACACTCCTCATTTGGCGTTTTGGTATGTATAATAAACATACCAAAATCCGAAAGGGGAATTACAACATGACGGCAAAAACAGAGCTGACAAGGCAGCTTCTCGCAACTTTTGCGGCGGGAACACCAACGGCAGCAGAACTCGACGCTATCCTAAAAGGCTACATTATTTTTAAGGAAAATGATGAGCAGCGCAGCGACTTGAAGCGGCGGATCAAGCACTATCTGGGCGCAAAGAAGATTGACGGTCTATCCGCCAGAACGCTGGCGAACTACCGCAGCCACCTTGAATTATTTGCATCTAAAGTGACCAAGAGCACGGCCAAAATCACCACCGACGACATCCGAGGTTACATTGCATTTTTGGACGAAACGCGCAATCTCAAGGAAACGTCACTGCAGACGCATATCAACAGCCTGCGGGCGTTCTTCGGCTGGCTCACGATGGAAGAGAAAATCAAGAAGAACCCGATGAGCAAGATCAAGTCCATCAAGATCGACAAGGTAGGAGCACGCCAGGCGCTGACGGTGGAAGAACTGGAACGGCTGCGTGACGCCTGCGTAACTTACCGCGAAAAGGCACTGATCGAGTTTCTGGTTTCCTCCGGCTGCCGTCTGAACGAGGTTGCTCAGCTGTCGGCCTCTGATCTCGATTTGATGAGCCGGTCGGTGCAGGTCACCGGCAAGGGTGACAAGGATCGTGTTGTCTTTTTTAGCATCCGTGCACGCCTGATGATTGAGGAGTATATGGTATCCCGCAAGGGCGGCACCGGCCTGTTTGTGTCCAGCAAATCGCCATACGAGCCGCTGAAACCTCGGGCGATCCAGCGCATGGTTCGGGCAATTAGCCTGCGTGCAGGTCTGGATAAACGAGTGCATCCGCACTTGCTGCGTCATACGTTTGCAACACTGGCGCTCAACGGCGGCATGGATATTGCGGTTATTCAGCGGCTGCTTGGCCACGAGAATATCGCAACAACGCAGATCTACGCCGAAATGTCGGATGAAACAATCCGGCATCAGTATAACAAATATGTAGCGGTTTAACCGCGGAAAGGAGCACACATGAAAATCAACGGAATCAAGGCGCTGGACTATCAGTGCCAGGGCGAAAGCCTGACGTTGGTACTGTCCGAAACCACGTTTGATGCGGTGTCCAATTTGAACACCGCTCTGGTCGAGGTCCGCACCGATGACGGCGATCTGGTCGAGGCGCACGGCGGCTATGCGCTGCGTGCCATCACCTACGACAAGGACAAGCAGACGTATACTGTCGCTTGCACCACGGCCGCCGACGATACGACCGCGCAGGCGATCTCGCAGTTAGTGTCTAAGGTGGAGGAACTGGAAACCAGCAACACCGCACTGGCGGCTCAGCTGGACTACATCAGCATGATGACCGATACGGAGGTGGCGTAAATGGCTAACTGGTTTGACCGCATCAAGAAGTATTACGATGCCGGTCTCTGGACCAAGAAAATGGTCGGCAATGCGGTGGTGAAGAAGAAAATCACCGTCGAGCAGTACAAGGAAATCACCGGCGAGGACTACAACAAGTAAGAATCACCGGAATTTTTACACTTGATAGGGCAGAAGCCCGGAAAGGACAACATTATGTATCCCAACAACATCTACATCAAGCACTACGCAGAAGTGAAGAAGTACCCCGGCGATATTGGCGTACAGCTGGATCAGTACGACAACGCGCACGGCCTCAAGCACAACGCGCTGGCCCGCGCCCAGTACAAGCACTGGCGCAGCGTGCAGACCGGTGTCCCGGATCTGCTGAGCGTGGAGGATAAGCGCCTGCTGGGGCTGTAAAACAAGAAAAACCGCCTGAAAAGGCGGTTCATTGACAGGGTTCGGCAGCGTATGCTATAATACAAACGGACGCTGTTACATATGGCGGTCAGACCCTCTTTTCCTTTCCCGCAGTCTGCGGCAGGAAGGGGGTGGCGCGGATGCAGAAGAAAGCATTTAGGCTTTTTGTGTGTGCGGCAGTATTGCTGTACATTTTCTGTATAAAAGCGCGATGACCGTCCGGCTGGCACCGAAACGGTCATCTTAAATAGATCGACTGCATGAGGGTCTGACTGCTGTAACAGCGTCCCTTTGGTTATATTATAGCATATGCTCCGGCTTTGTCAAGAACGACAGACCGGGGCGTTTTTGCGCCTCGAGGGAAAAGAGGTTTTATGGATAATCCGATCACTCGTGCCGAGCACGAAGAGTTTCGCCGACGGCTCGAGGAAGAAAATCGTCGGCAGGATAAGCGCATCGAGCTGCTGGAGGATAATATGCGCGAGCTGAACCAGCTGACAGCCTCGGTCAGCAAGCTGGCTTCCAGCATCGAGAGCATGGTGAAAGAGCAGGAAAAGCAGGGCAGGCGGCTGGAGACGCTCGAGGACCGCGACGGCGCGATGTGGCGCAAGGTTGTGGCTTACGGCGCGACGGCACTCGTCGGCATTTTCGTCGGCTATGTCGCTCGGCAGCTTGGTTTGAACTGAGAAAGAGAGGTACTTATGAACTGGAAAATCAGAATCAAGAACCCGGTATTCTGGGCGCAGATCGCCCTCGGCGCGTTTGCAACGGCTCTGGCCTATGCCGGTCTGACCGCTGCGGACATGACCACCTGGGCGGGCGTGTGGCAGATCATCAAGGCCACGGCGGCAAATCCGTACTGTCTGTTTCTGATCGCGTGCAACGTCTGGTCGGCGTTTAACGACCCGACTACCAGCGGTTTGACCGATAGTGACAGGGCAAAGTCGTACACCGTGCCGCTCGAAAAGTGAGGTGCGCTATGACGAATATTCCGTTTCTGCAGGCTGACTCGAGCAATTTCTATTCCGGCCGAGGCGGCAACAGTATCAAGTATATTGTCGTACACTATACGGCAGGCAACGGCGATACGGCGATGAACAATGCGCAGTATTTCCACAACAACAGCGGCTTGCAGGCATCGGCGCATTATTTTGTCGATGAGCACAGTGTTGTGCAATCTGTCCGCGATACAGACGGTGCATGGCACTGCGGCGGTCCTCTGGAAAGCTCGCATCACCCGCTCCACAATATCTGCATGAACCGCAACAGCCTGGGTGTGGAGATGTGCTCGGACAAGGTAAACGGCAAGTACGTTATTACCGCCCAGACGGTAGACCGTACGGTTGAGCTGGTGCGTTGGCTGATGGATAAGTATGGCATCGACGTGGATCATGTCGTGCGGCATTATGATGTCACCGGCAAGGACTGTCCCGAGCCGTGGGTGCGTGATGAGAGCCTGTGGCGCAAGTTCAAGGCGCGGCTGACCGCGCCGGTTGAACCCGAACCGAAGAAGGAGGACGACGAAGTGGTAGAAAAGAAAAAGGTCCTGCTCAACGGCAAGACCTACGAGTGCGACGTCATTACAAAGGACGCCACTAACTATATCAAGATGAGATCGCTTCAGCAGGCAGGCTTTACAATCGGGTATGACGCTGTTCGCAAGGTTCCGAGCATCACCGCACCGCAGTGCCGCACATTTGTCCCGGACGGCGATGAGGATGTACAGGCCGCAGTTGATACGCTGCAGGAGAGTGCCGGCCTCGAGAAGCAGACGATTGAGTACCTGCTCCGCTATCAGTGGGGTGAGGACCTCGTGAAGAAGCTGGCAGCCGCAGTTAAGTAAATAGTAAGGCCCTCGGTGTTCGATTTGGACACCGAGGGCCTGTTAACGGGATGTAGGAAACATGTAGGAAAATGAGAAAGACGAACCTCGAAAAATGACGATATATCTAACAAAATCGGCATTTTCTATAACCGCTTGACGTGCGGAAGGTCAGCGGTTCGAACCCGTTAATGTCCACCAATTCAAATCCCGTCAGAAATGACGGGATTTTTTCTATCTTTAAGACTTTTAGGTATTTGCTGTGGGAAATGTTCTGGAAAACGTAAAAAGCAGAATGTGCATTTCACAGCACATACAGCACAGAGAACCAACAAAAACAAAAGTGATGTAGGAACCGTGTTGGAAATCAAACCTTCAATCCCCGCACATCTTCCTCGGTGACGTGGCTGTAAATATTGGCGGTGGTGCTGATGTCTGCGTGGCCCATGAGATACTGGGCGGTTTTCAGATCCACGCCCTGACGGCGCAGGTTGGTGCAGTAAGTGTGCCGGAGGTAGTGCGGCGTGATGGCCGGATCAAAGGCGTGCTTGACAACGGCGTTGCGGTACAGCTCGGCACCGGCCGCAATGTCGCAAGCCCGGTAGAAGCTGTGCCACATGCGGCGCATTTTGGTCATGGATAGCATGCGGCCGTTTTCGACATGAAAGAAATACCGCGATTTCATGTCCAACTGTTTTTGCAGCTCGACAGGAATGGGAACATAGCGTGCTCCGGCTGCGGTTTTCGTAGACTTCAAAGTCGGCTGGTTCGACTTTGTTTTATATTCGACGGACTGCGAGATACACAGCAGGCCGTCTTTGACATCGCGGGCACCGATCGGCACGGTTTCGCCGCGGCGCAGGCCGCAGTCAAGCATGAGCAGCACCCACGGTCCTGCATAGTGACGCTTTGCGACTTCGCGCACGATCTGCTCCTCGGCGCGGGTCAGCGCCCGGCGGCTTTTCTCATCCTCACTCACAGTTTCGATACGCCGGAATGGGGAGGAGGCAATCAGGCCGTTGATCTCCGCCTGCTCAAAGATCGCGTGCGTGATGTAATGCAGTTTGGCGGCGGTGCTTGCACCGAGCGGCTTGCCTTTACTGGTCCTTGCGTTGTTCATCATTTCCTGCAGTTGGAACGGCTTCACGTTATCCAGCGCCAGAAAACCAATCGCCGGACAGATGCGCAGCCGCAAGTGCTCCTCGTAATTGTTGCGCTGGCTCTCTCCAACGTGCGGCTCCTTGTAGGTGTGATACCACTGCCACGCCCACTGCTCGACAGTAACCTTGCCGGGCGTACCGCCGCGTGCGACCAGCATTTGCACGGCGCGTACCTTGGCCTCAAATCTTGCCTTGTTGTTGTCTTGGATGTACTTGCGGATCGGTGTGCCATCGTCCTTGTGGCCGATGACAATGGTGCGCGAGTATTTGTATTTGTTAGCCATAAAAACCTCCAAAATGGAACATTTGTTCGATTACGCGGTTGAAAATATAGCAGACCCCAAGGGGAGAGGTCTGCTGTATTTTTTTAGACATTGCGTTTAGAACCGTAGAAAATTTGACCTAAGCGTAGTTTGCGGCGATATGTACACTGCCCAGCCGTCATCAAATCGGGGTGGATACAATGTCCGGTTTCACTACACTGCTGATAGCGTGAACAACAGTCAAAACCATTTATCGAAAGAAACTTCTCGTATATTTCGATGGCAAGCTGTGGTGTTTTTTTGAACGAAAATGCTCTTGCGGCCATACGCGCCCAGTTGTTTGGGCGTGAATCATCGAGAGCAATATCACAATCGGTAAACAGGGATTGAATCCTTGGAGAAACTTCGAGATACAGCTGTGTACTGCCTTTGAAGGTCATACAGGATTGCCCAAAACATTCAATTGCGTAATAAGGCTGGGATGATTTGGGTGTACGAAATTGAAGCGAAATCTTCCGTAAATCATAGCGAGGATCAGCCTGCTGGATGACAGACAGGAACTCCTGCATAATACGCTCAGGCTCAGAGAGCGGTTTGTTATCCAAACAATCGGACTGGTTATTGAGCAACTGCAAAAATTCGGCTTCCGT